GAATTATTAGAGGATGTATACAGTCTTTTGGGCAAAACTTTACCGGTAGGGAATAAATGAAAGCAATAGCGATAGCAACAACTAAGGGGGCTTGCCTACCCGTCCTAGCGGCCTCCATAACCTTCTACGTCCCACAAGACGTGACCGTGTTCCTAGCGGGTAGCGAGATTATTCTCCCGCGCCACAGGACGATAAACCTGCCCAACGACGCAGATAACTTTGGCGATGCTTATAACGCCGTGGTCAAGCGGGCGTTCGAGGAGTTCGACGAGGTTGTGGTCTGTAACGACGATATTGTGTTCAACCCTAGCACCTGGAATCTGCTTGGCGAGGACGTTACGTTTCTGCGAGACAAAAGCATCCCCCTCGGCTGGGTAGCCGCTAGGTCTGATTATGCCCGAGGTTTGCAGAACATCCGTCTAGGGCAGGGAAAAATGGAGTGGTTTAAGTTTGAGACCGAGAACAGTCTTATAAAGGCAGACGTTATCGCGCCTATCTGTGGTTATATCCATAAAGACGCATGGATAGATTTTAAGCCACTCAACTGGTATTCAGACGATTTACAATGCTACGAGCAAATGGAGGCAGGACTGTCCCATTGGATTAGTAGAAGTTACGTCCACCACGTCGGCTCTCAAACTTGTGGATTTAACGCGCAAGAACTTATACAATCTGCAAAGCCGGTTATAAAACAGCATAGACCAGACTTGTACAAAATATGGTTCAAAGGGAATGATTAGCGAAGACCGTCTTAAAAACTGGGGTTGGTGGTGTGCATACGGGCCTCTCGGCCCAGAGGTTCGTACCCGCGCAGCCAGCGCAGAAGGTAACTACGAGTCCGAGGATGTCTTTGAGGGCGAGGAACCGAGAATAGAACCCGATATGCTGGACGGGCAGATGGTAGAAGACGCGGTAAGGGAATTACCTGATGTATCCCGCAGGGTCTTGAAGGCAAGGTATATCCAGTACCCGTACAACCTGAGCCACAATGTAGCCCAGAGATTGCGGATGAGTACGGATAAGTTAGAGGCAGAACTACACATAGCCAAGAGGAGGCTCAATGACCGATTACAAAGAAATAGTCCAAGGTTCGGAGGAGTGGTTACAGGCGAGGTTGGGGTTTGTAACAGCCAGCAGGGTTAGCGACGCTTTAGCGGGTAAGGACACAGAGACCCGTAAGAACTACCTTTGGCAGCTCGTAGCAGAAAGACTGACCAAGACCCCACAGGCGGGTTTTGCGCCCAACGCCGCTATGATTCGCGGAACCGAGCAGGAACCCATCGCTAGAGCCGCATACGAGGCTCACACGGGCGTTTTCGTAGACCAGACAGGCTTTGTCCCACACCCGACAATACAATGGCTTGGAGCCTCTCCTGACGGGCTTGTTGGGGAAGATGGTCTAGTAGAGATTAAGAACCCGAACACGGCTACGCACCTGCAATACAGGAAGGCTGGCAAGGTTCCGGCAAAGTATAAGAACCAGATGATGCTCCAACTTGCCTGTACGGGCAGGAAATGGTGCGACTTTGTAAGTTTTGACTCCAGACTGCCCGTGAGCAAGATGCTCTTTATCGTGCGGTTTGAGCCGGAGCAAAAGGACATGGACGAGATGTTGGAAAAGGTACAGTTATTTCTAAAGGAAGTGGAGGCCGAGTGTGACGATTGACGACCTAGCGGTAGAAGCGGGATTGTTCTTGAAGGAGGGGGAGATATTGTTCAACTTCCACGAGGACTCTAGAACCCAGTTGCAGAGGTTTGCGGAAATCGTGCGCGAGGAGGAGATGTTGCGGTGCGCGAGGATGGCAGAGGATTGGGGATTCAAGACCTTGGCCCAGGAGATGCGGGGTTGAGTCAGCAGGTGATGATAGAAGCCCTCTACCAAGAGATTGTGGGGGCTGTGGAGAAGTTTGACGAGGCACTACCTCTAGCCTCGGTGGTGGGGGTTTTAGAGGTGATTAAGTATCAATTACTAATGAACACGGAGGACGAAGAATGAAAGACGGACTTATAGCTGCACACCTCTACGCGCAAGACGCTGCGTGGTTCTTACTATTTATGCTTGGCGTTATTATCTTCGCGGGGTGGACAGAGTGGCGGCGTGGTTAATAGCCGGAATCGGTGTTGTATACCTTGTAGTCGCAATTCAATTGCTACTAGAAGGTAAGGTGGGTCTGGGCGTAGCCTTCTTGGGTTACAGCCTTGGCAATGTTGGTCTTTATATAGCAGCCAAATAGGAGAAGTTATGGAATACGATAATACCAATAGCGGTGTGTTGTTTAAGAACGAAAGTGACAACGAGAAGGCTCCTGCCTACAAGGGCAAGTTAAACGTAGACGGGACTGAGTACAACCTAGCCGCATGGATTAAAACAGGCAAGTCAGGGCAGAAGTTTATGAGCCTGAAGGTTGAACTACCCAAGCCCAAGGCAGAGCCAAAGCAACAAGCCTTAGAGGACGACATTCCATTCTAAGCCAGCAACAACTGAAAGCCCTGTTTGATTACAGGCGTGGAAGACTTGTGTGGAAGCCTCGACCCATTGAGGCTTTCGCCAAGTATTCTGCTTACGTCATGTGGAACCGTAGGTACGCGAACAGGGTTGCAGGACACATAACCCCTCGCGGTTATCGCAAAATTGCTATATTCAGAAAGCCTTACTTTGCCCACAGGATTGTCTGGGCGTACCACCACGGGTACTGGCCCGAACAGGTTGACCACATAAACTGCAAGTTTGCCGACAACAGATTAAGCAATCTTAGAGTTGCCACGCAGATGGAGAACAGGTGGAACTCCAAGCGCAGAGAGAAAACCAAGTCCAACATCAAGGGTGTCTACAAGAGGAAGGAAAAGTTTTACGAGGCGCACATAATGGCAAACTATAAGAGGTATTATCTTGGGAGATTTGTTCGAAAATCTGACGCAGCCAGAGCCGTCACCACCGCCAGAAAAGCGTTGCATAAAACATTTGCTAGGGCTGGTTAGTAGAGGAACCTTTACCGCCACCAAAGAGGAGTTCTATCAAATCGTGATGAGCGAACATGAGGCGAAGATAGAGGGGTTGGCAAGGTATGTGTTGACGCTCCCGACAAGGGAGGCGAGAAGGAAGTGGCTTGACCAGTTTGAAGCCAAGCACAATTTGACAATAGCCGAGGAACTAAAGGAAAGAATTACTCAGATTCATAGAGAGCGCGTTCGTGCTTCCGACGCTTAACTAAGCCAGGCAGCTCTTTCCCGCCCGCTTTAGTCCACGCCATGAAGGACTCAGCCGCGCCTTCAAAATCTCCACGGTTATGCTTCATGCGGATGGTTGACCTTTGGAGGTTGCCAAGCCCGACGTTGAAGGAGAAGGAAACCAGAGCGTCAAAGCGGCCTTGAGTAAGTCCACCTGGACAGAGGCGCAGAACACCTCGTTCAAACGTAGCCAAGTCTGCGGCCAAGATAGCATCGACTTCTGCCATGCTAAGAGTTCTATCCCATCCGTCGGGAATTGGTAGATTTTTGCGCTCATCGAACTTCACCCTTATGTGGTTAGAATCGATAACATGACCAACGCCAACAGTCCACAATAGAGCAGGACAGCGATAGGGACGAACTCGTACCCCCTCGTCTTTTTTGATTCCTTTGATTGCGTCATCACTCACCTTCACTTCTTACCCCATTGTCTACTTCCAAACCAAAAACTTACAATCCCAGAGAGCAGAGCCATCTCGTCCTCAGAGAAGATTACGTCGGTGGCGGCGATAAACTGCTCCACGCTCATGCTACCTAACCCGCCACGAAGCAAGAAGTAGGTTAGCGCGATGTTAATCATCACTAACTCTAGGACGAATATAAAAGTGACCGCAGGACGCACGATACCGTTTAAGTTCACGACCCAGCTAGAGGCGCGAGCCATGATAGCCTTGTCGTGGTCTAAAGCCGCGTTCTGGCGGTCTGCATCGGTCTGGAGGGCAATCTGGTCAGTCCTAATCTCCTCAACCTTCTGTTGGGCTAGGAAGCCGCGTTCTGCAAGGGCTAACTCACGCTCGGTCTGCATCTGCGCTAACTTCAACTCTTGTGCTTTATCTGCCTTGTCTTGGAAGAAGTTTAGGATTTGCGGTAAGCCAGATGCTAGGAATCCGACAGCGGAGGATATTAGGGATAGCATTACAGGTGTCCTTTGAAGATATAGTAAGTGGTGACTATGATTAGCGAGGCTACGAAGCACATAACCTTGAGTTCTCGGAGTTTCTTTAGGTCACGCCCCATCTCGTCACGCCCGTCCTTAACTTCCTTCATCTGGCGCTCTTTG